GTTGTCCGTGTCGAAATAGCTGTGAATAATGTCGCCAGATTGAAAGCCTGTGACGTTACGCACGTTTGTTGTTGCGTCTAATTGAACTTCGGCAAGCCACAAAGAAGCTACGTCAAGTGTGGCAAAGATGCCTACATGGCGAACACCGGTGACACTGTTTACAAAAACAAGATTAAATCTGTTATTGTCACGCGCAAAGATTGTGAGGCATTTGTCAGCGTTACCTGCATATATTGCAAGAGACGGGTAACCAGTCGTAGACGAGCCAATCGTGCCGAACTTTGTCACATACACAAGCTTAATAGTGTTTGTTGTGGTTGCGTAGGCTACGAGAATAGCTTCATTGAAAAGGATCATGTCAGCGTTTGCTGTCGATGCGAAGTCATTACCAATCGAAAGCGTTGTGGGCGCTGAGGTCGGGTTCTCAGCATCAAAGATGTACGCGATTAGGCTTGTAGTGGCGTTGTTGCGCACAAACACAAACAGTTTAGTGCCGATAGCAACGCAGCGTGGCTTTTGAGCGTTAGACAACAGCAGCGAGTCACCGATGATGACCGAGTTGGAGCTACGGTCTTGGATGGCATAGCGCACCTGTACTGTCGGTGTAGCTCGGCTGTCTTCCCAGGCATAAATGGCAATGCTGCCTGCTGTAGCGCTGTCTGCTGTGGTCTGCTGGTATGAGTTAGCAATGATCGGCCTTTGGTTGACCGCCAGGGTTTCAAGTGGCCCCTTCAGCACCCAATCGTCGGTGTCATCTGCGTAGGTGTACATGCTTTTGTTCGTAATCACGTTGAGCTCTGTGCCAAACACAGCCATCCTACGCCCGTCAGCCAATGTGCCTGATGGTGCAATTTCACGCCCAAGCGTCTCGTAGCCATGGCGCTTAACAAACTCACCGTTGCGTTGTCTAAACCCGTTTTCGAGCTCCAACATCTTACCAGTCGGAAGCTGCTTCGGGTCTGTCTTTGTATCGAGTGATCCCTGCATGGGGACGGAGATCACTTGCCTTTGTAGTGGCATGGGTAACCTCCTTAGCCTACTCGTTCAATAAAAAGACGGCAGCCAGCCGAGGTGAAGCGTCCGAAGTTACCACCTGAGCCGGGATCGAATTGCGTCTTTCCAATGAGATAGTACGTTGTCGCTGTGTTAGCTTGGTGCCGTGTCGAAACAGTAGCCGTGATGATTTCACCGTTAGCATGCAGGCTTCTAGTGTTTATGGACATGTATCTTGGCTGATCCGTGACTGAGGTAGCGCTTGTAGACAATGCAGCCTCGACTCGCTCGATTGATCCTGAACCAAACCCACCAAAGCTATTGGTCGCGGTAAACTCAAACTGCATGATAGCTGTAATTTTCCACACACCAGCGGGAACGCTATGTGAGATGATGCTCTGGTATGATGTGTTAGCTGCTACGTTTGCTACGGCAGAAACATCTGCAGTGTAGCCAATTTTAGCTAGTGGATAATTGGTGGCTGTTGAGCGTCCATCAATCTCAACACCAATAGTGCCGTTTGTAATTTGAGGCACGATAAGCTGTGTTGTCGTTATGCCAAAAGCATCTGCAATTGTTACTCCAGAAGCTATGTTGAGCACAGGGCTCGCCACGCTACTGCTTGCCGTCAGTGTTGTTCCGCTGATTGCACCTGCCGAGATAGGCAGGAAGGGCATCGTTATCCCGTTGCTAAAAGTTACCAATGAGCCCGTGCGCACGGCGATAGTGTTCGTTTTGAGTACGGTTTGGATTGCAAGATCGCCCTGGACAAAAACTTCAGAACCGATAGTGGCACCTATGGTATTAGTCGTGAGGCCATTCAGTGACAAAGCATAGTTTGACGCTGAAATAGTTGAGCCAAGTGAACCTGTGAGGCTTACGTTGCCTGTAATTGTAGCCGAGGCTGCCTGCAGAGCGCCTGAAAGCGTTGCCGATGTACCACCTAGCGCCCCTGTCAGTGTCAGTCCTGCGAACGTAGGTGATGCGCCTGTGTGGATGTTCTGTGGTAGCGCCAGAGTCGTGTTGCCCGCATTGTGAGCGACAGTAACTTGGTTAGTTGTGCCAAGAAGCGAGACAAACTCAGAGGCCGAAGAGGTCTTCATGCGCATAAGCTGGTAGTCGCTTGGCGCTGAGACTGGCAGGTTGAGGTTGTAAGCCGATGTGGTGCTGTCAGCGATGAGCGTTACTGCTTGAGCCGTGCCTACCGATACGCCACGCGGATAGATCTTTACATCACCAATCTCAAGCTTGGCGTAAGTCGTAGCATCGTTTTGAAACACAAAGCTGCTGTTCAATGACACAAAAGACGCTGAGGCTGGACTTGTAAGGCCAGTGATTGCACCCACCGACGAGACGTTGAGCGCCCCTGCTGCTGTGAGCTGGATTTCATTGCCTGAACCATCACGGAAGAACAAATTACCGTTTTTGTTATAGATGGCTGACAGGGTAGCTACTGAAGCCTGAGACAACAAAGCTACAGCCTTTACGTTTGTCGCCTGGTTGTTAGCAAAAGTAAGGTCAGAGTTGACGTTAAGCCCTGATGGCGTGATCCTTACGCCTTTACCAGCGCTGTGATCGTGAGCATCGACTACATCGAGAGCAGTGTTGATCTGTGTTGCATATTGAGGGCCAGAGGTGACGAGTACCTCGGGCAAAGTCAATTGCATGTTTGGCGTGGCACTCATGGTTTACCTCTTAAAAGAAAATAAAGCTCACTGTTACTGTAGCCGATGCTCGTAAAATAAGAACGCTTGATGGCGCTGTGTTGACTGTGGAGCTTTCCCACACGTCAGCATTTGCGTCTTTGCGTATAATCTGCCAACCGAAAATCGGTCGGCCTAATTTGTGTTCAACTTGGTTATCAATGCCCGACGCCAGCGTTATGTTGCTGACAACCACTGAGTCGAGCTGTGGGAGCTTCTCAAACTGCTGAAACGACTGAGCGATGCTGTCTTGTAGACGTTGCTGCAGCGGATCATCGGTGAAGATCTTACGAAATATCCGCATAGCAACACCTCACAGGATGACAGGGAACAGGGCAAGCTGCTCGTTAACCACAGACAGGTCAGTCACGCGCTCAGGCAATGCTGCGTCACGTTCTGTCGCCATCGTGATAACACGATCAATAGCCTCAAGCTGCTCACGCTTCAGTGCAGAGCTGTCGAGTTCTTGTTTGTTCATGATCTGAATAGCTGCAGTGAGGATAACAACCTCTTCCCAGCCTGAAACGCCATCAATAGTCTGAGCGCTTGTTGTAATCTTTACAGGCGCAGGGACGTACCACATCTTGAATGTGATGCCCGAGTCAGGTTGTGGCAGGATCTTAATCTTTGACCCTTGGATAAGATAGCGGTAAAATGCGGCAGCCGTTACAGCGAACAGGATGTTGTTGTAGCGGTTTCGTTCGTTGAAGTTGAACGGACGTACTGTCAGAGCGTTCTCGCCACTGCCAGAAAAGTTTTGCAATTGATCCAAGCCAACCATCTTATAGAAGTCAGCAGGCAGGTCATAGAGCTGTGTCAGTCCTGTAGTCGTAAAGCTGTAGTCTGAGATGTAGTAGTTCTCGAACTTGCTCACGATAAGGTCGTACAGCTTTGTGTAGCCTTGATCAATGTATCGAATGATCTCGTCATCTGTCACGAAATTAGAGCGCTCCGTGTTGGAACGCTCTCTGACTCTCGTGATCAATTCGGAGACGGTAAAGGTGCGAGCCATGTCTTAGCCCTCCATAGCCTCTTCCATTTCCTCGTGATACTCCTCATGGGGCATCATCTCCACAATACGGAACATCTTGTGGAAAGCTTTTGCTACGAGCTCTGGTGACTCACCCTTAGCAGCCGAAATGAGTGACAGTGCTGCTTCCTTCAAAGCGACTTGACCCATATCTTCTTCAGGTTCCATCTCAGACAGAGCCTCAATAGATTGATCACGAAGTTGAGCAGCGCGATCTACGTCAGCGCCGCTCATTTTCTTCGCAACAATCATGGAAGCGATCTTCTTAGGGCCGCCCATGATCATCATGATTAAACTCCTTTGCCAGCGTCGACAGAGCTGTTAGCTGCGACAACTTGCAGGAACACTTGAGCGCCTGATTCTGCGTTAACCGCTGCACCAGTCTTGTCGATCAACTGAACAACAAAGCCCGTGCCCGCTGTAATAGCAGTCTGGAGCTGTGCTGGTGTGTTGAGCACCTGGATAGCAGCTACGGCAGAGATAGCGCTGTGAACAACTTGAGCAGACACTTCGAGACAGCGAGAGAACTTGTCTTCAAGAACGATAGTGTACTGGCCAGCTGTAGCTTCTTTAGTCACCGACTTAATCCCATAGCCCTTCTTAGCAGACACAGCTCCGGCAGCGCCAACAGCAATAGTCGCGTAAAGGGTCACAGGAGCACGTTCGGCAGTGTACTGAGCCTGGTTATAGGTTCTGTTTGCCATTGTTTACTCCTTAGAAGGGGGGCACAAGCCCCCCAGTGAATTAGGCGAGACGCAAGTGCATGTTGTAGCCAGGAGCCGAGCATCCGAGCTGAGCATAGCTGAAGCAACGGATTTGCAGGCTGTCTGCCGAGCTAGAACGGAGCATGCGCAGGCCGTCAGTGTCGAACAAGTTGACTGCTTTCTTCAAAGAAGCAAGCTGCCATGTGTTTAACTGAACGATAAATGCGTCACCCTTCGGACAGTTAACGTCAGGAAGAACCTTAACAGCACCGCGTGGGCCGTTAACGACGATACCAGTGAAGCCAAGAGCTCCCTCGTATCCAGCCTTAACGTCAATGTACATAACCTTGGAACCGAGAGCTTTCACGAGGTTGCTCCAGTCAGCAAAGTTCATGAACACATGGTCTGGGTTTCCGCCTTCACGACCAACCAGAGCGAGAGCGTTGATAAGCGCCTCTTCGATTGGAAGTGCAGAACCGTCGTACACCAGACCGCCTAAACGTGTAGCGTCAGCCGAACGGGTCACACCGAAGTAGGAAGCTGCAAGCTTAGTAGCGCGGTTGTCGTAAGGCAGCCATGCGTCCATACCTTTGAGAGCGAGGTCGTAGTCACCAGCAACAAACACAAAGTCAGCGGCTGCCCATCCACCAGTAATGTCTACGTCGATTGTGAGCGATCCCGCGATACGGTCAACAGTCACAACCTTACATGTACCAGCCTTAACGCCAGCACCACCGCCATCAGTCAACGATCCCTGGAGAGTCATGCCAACTTCAAAGTTAACGATGTCTTCAGCGACAGTCAGAACGATAGTCTTTGTCGCAGCTGTATAGGAAGAAACTTTACCGATAGAGCCTGAGCCCGAGCGGAAGAGTTTAGTCGCAACAGAACGACCGAGAGCGTGCAGCGCACCGTCAATTTCAACAGTAGCAGCGCGAAGGAATGCGTTAGCGTCGCCTTCCGAAGCCAGGATCACCTCGTTGCTAATCTCAGCAATCGAGTAGTCTGCTGAACGGGTCAGCAAGAAAGCTTTGAGGCTAGAGTTGCTTGTTCCGCTGTTTGCTGTGGAAAAAGTAGCTGAACGGTTTTGAGGGTTACCGTAGATCAAGGGCATTTTAAGCACTTCACCGCCGAACTGCTCGTACTTAGGCACGAGAGCCATGAACGGGTTGCTTTGATAAACGAGGTTCTCGATCTTCCAGTCAGGGTATTGCTGTTTTAGAGCAGCGCTAAAAGAAACTAAGTCCAATGCCATGATGAATACTCCTAAAAGTTAATTGAATTTAATCATACTTGCAGCACGTTGAAACAACTCCTGCTCCGATGGCCTTCGGGCTGATTGAGAAGTCGGTTCTGTGGCTGCTTTCATTGCGTTCGTCAGAGTCATTGACTGTGACGGCTTTGGCTGGCTGACGGGTGCCTGGGAAGATGACTTAATTTCATCCTTGGGCTCGATTCGGTTTCGTACCTTATCGAGCTGTAGGAATTTGTCTAGCTGTGACTCAAGGTACTCTTCGACACGCCTACAAGCCTCTTCAAATTCCATGAGAGTTGGCTTTTGAGCGCCTGCTTTGACCTGTTCTTGGTAATCATGTTGGATCACCTCGAACACCGTCTCCTGTGCCTCGTTTGCCTTGACAAGTTCATATTCGCTTGACTCTATGAATTTTGCAAGATCGCTCTGATATGTCTCAACTACCTTTTGACGCTGCTCCTCGATGGCCTTTTCCTCGGACAACTTCCTAGCTTGCTTGTCCTTTTCCTCGCGCTCTTCGAGCATCTGTAGCTTACGCTCAATTTCTGTGAGCTTGTCCACCGGCTGATCGTAAGTGAGCATCGCCTGTGTCAGGTCATCGTAGGTCACACCCAGAAGCTCTAGAGCGTCGAATGGGTTTTCTTTAAGCTTAGACTTACGAGAGAGAAAGCTGTCATATTCAGCCTTCATCTTCTCGATCTCAGCCATCTTCGCTTTCAACTCTTGCTGAGCTTGCTGAAGCTGTCGCTCTTTGCGCGTGAGCTTGAGAAACTTGTCATCAAACTTCTCTTGTTCTGGGTCTTGCGTCTCAACTGGCGCTTCCGCTGGTTTACTTTGCCCCTCGATGACTGGTTTTGCATCTGCCGGAGTGAGCGCTGAGCCGTTAACTTCACCTGTGACGTTGATCATGTTGACCTCTTACAATGTTGGCGGGAGAGCCCCTGCCGGAGCCGATTGTTGCTGTGGTGTTGCTGCGAGTTGAGATTGGAGCAATTGTTGAGCCGGAGCCTGTGGCATTTGAGGCTGAGTCATTTGCTTAATCATAAGCGCACACCCATCAATGAACTGCCTTAGCAGGTCTAGCTTGTCCTCTTCCATGCCCCTCACAAGCGCGTCACAGTAGTACCGCTGTGCGAGCGCCTGCATCTTATCGACAGGCAAGTAAGGCTCTGGTGGGATATAGACACCTTCTTCGAGCATCTTCTCAATCATGCGCTGAGCGATACGCATAGGAGCGACAGACAGCGCTGTGTTCTTGTCCAGGTCTGGGAAGTCCAGGAGCTCCTGTGCAGTTTCAGGATCGATCATGCCCATCTGCATAAGCTCACGGATAGACTCAATGCGAGCACCTGGCTGGTCTGGAAGTGCTGAAGCAGGGAAACACTGCACAATGTACTCGTCATCTTTGAGATCAATTTCTGACCAGTCGATGCTCTCAAGACCATTCTTACGGTCGAACGAGCGAGAAGGGACAGGCTGACCCTCAGAAGCGAGCATCTTGGCCTCGTCGATGAACAATTGAGCTAGATCAAGATGAAACTGCTGATACTGGTAGCTTGTGAGGGCAAAGCGATCAGACTGAATGTCTGTCATCTCACGCAGGGCTCGGCCAGAAGCGTTCGCACCAAGTGGGTTCTTGCTCGCAGCAGCAAGCTGGCTGATTCCCACAATCTCGTAAGCACGGTTGTAGAGCATGTTAAGCTGATTAAAGAGCTCTGGCGCTACTGTCTGTGCTGTCTGGATAACTGGGGCTGTCCCGCGATACTTAACAATCCCGCCGATCTCGTTTGTGAGTTGGTTGATGTTAACTGAAGAGCCTTCCTCAATGAACACGCGAGGATTCGACAGTAGCCGCATGCTTTGCTGCATGTGCATAGCGAGTCGGTTGATCTCAATTTGGATACCCAGCAAGTCTTCCGTCACGCCAGAACCGTAGTAGCCCACAGGCTGTACAGTGTAACGGATCATGGCAAACGGGAAGCGCTTACGCTCGTAGGGTTCACACACAAGGCACCCAGCATCGGTGGCGATGATGTGCTGACCATAGTTTCCGTCACTGTCAGGCAGTCTCCAGCCTTCTACGACTTGGATGACCTCTGAGGGTGAGAAGCTAGAGTGTCCTTGGATAGTCTTTGAGCGGTTAATGATGCCGATTTTCTCAGGATCATCCGCAAAGCGCTTGAGCATAGCTGAACGGCTGACGAAACGACGCTGATACATACACTCAGGCTTGCCATAGTAGGCATCATTAAGGTCTACGAGCATTTCATCAGGAAACACGCGCTCCGCATGAATTGTACCGTTGTCAGAGTAGACCTTTATAAAGCCTGTGCCGAAGATTGCTGCGTCTCTTAGGGCAAGTGGCGCTGTCTCGTGTACGCGAGCACCATAAAACGCG